CAAGGCAGAAAAGCGGCAGTTGGAGAACGATATTTCCAAGTATCATAACTTTCAGTTGGTTCGTAAGATTCAGTTGAACTCTGCATTCGGTGCGGTTGGCAACGAGTATTTCCGTTATTATGATCTAGACCTCGCAGAAGCCATTACTGTTTCTGGACAGTTGGCTATTCGTTGGATTGAAGAGCAATTGAATGCGTTTCTTAATGCCACTTTCAAGACTGGTGATTATGATTATGTCGTGGCAAGCGATACAGACTCCATCTACCTTCGTTTAGACAATCTTGTTCAGCGTGTGATGCCTAACGAAACCGATGACACAAAGATTGCAAAGTATCTTGAACGGGTTTCACGGGAATTGGTGCAGCCATTCATTGATAAGAAATACGATGAGTTGGCAAAGAAGACCAATGCGTATGAGAACAAGATGCATATGAAGCGTGAGGCTATTGCAAACAAGGGCATTTGGACTGCCAAGAAGCGGTATATGCTCAATGTTATGATTGGCGAAGACGGGGTTCTCCTAAAGACTCCAGAAATGAAGATCATGGGCATTGAGACAACCCGTTCTTCTACACCCCGTGTGGTGCGGGATGCCCTTACTGAGAGTATTTCGATCATTATGAATGGAACACAGGACGAGATCATCTCTTATATTTCTGATTTCAAGAAAAGATTCAAAACACAAAAGGCAGAGGATATTAGTTTTCCCCGTTCATGCAATGGTTTGAAAGAGTATCGTGACCCAAGCAATATCTACCGCAAGTCTACACCTATTGCTGTTCGTGGTTCATTAGTTTACAACCACCACTTACGCAACAACAAGATTGACAAGAAATACCCTATTATCAATGAGGGTGACAAGATCAAGTTTTGCTATCTCAAGAAGCCCAATCCTATTGGTGAGAATGTCATAGCCTTTATGAGCACAGTTCCACAAGAGTTTGGGTTGTCTAAATACATCGACTATGACATTCAGTTTGAGAAGGCTTATCTTGAACCTCTAAAGGCAATTCTCGACTGTATTGGATGGCAAACAGAAAAAACTAATACTCTAGACTCACTGTTCTGTTGAACAGCAACATACATACTACTAACACTATGAAAGGAAAATAGTATGAGCAAAAAGAAAGATAATGTAAAGATTGTGCGATTGACTACTGGTGAAGAACTGATTTGCGAAGCAAAGGAAACCGATGGTGGTTGGACTATTTCCAAAGCACTATTGCTTGTTCCTGTAAGTTTGCAGAATATGCAGATGATCCCGTGGTTGGCATATGCAAAGCACCCAGAAGGTGGACTTTTCATTCCAGAAAAGATTGTTGCTTTTACTGTGGATGCAGAGGATCGTCTGAAGGCAGAATACGACAAGGCTTTTTCAAAGATCATTGCTCCTAGCAGTGAATTGTTGACAGGCCCTGGAATGGGAGAAGTTGCAAGTAAACTCAAACTCTCATAATGCAAACAACTCATCTAAACGCTGAACAGATCGAATACCTCCTAGCCTTGCTTAATGACAAGGCTAGGAGGCTTCGTGATGAACATTCTGCAATTCTAAAGTCAAAACATATGGGAATGACCCATGTTCGTGGTATTATTTCACTTATGGAAATAAATAATCAGACTATATCTGATTTGGAAAGAATGAAGAAAGAGGTATAGAATGGGATATTTGGATTCGATCATCAAGAATTCTGGTAATAAGTTTGCTTCGGTTGTTGATGAGGGCGTAGAGGCAGATGTAAATGGTTTCGTTGATACAGGCAGTTTTGCTTTCAATGCTCTTCTTTGTGGGAGTATGTACGGTGGGATTGCAAGTAATAAGATTCTTGCTCTTGCAGGAGAATCTGCCACGGGAAAGACCTATTTTGCCCTCGGTATTGTATCAAAGTTTCTACAGGACAATAAGGAAGGTGTAGTTCTTTATTTTGATTCAGAGCAAGCAGTTACTTCCGAAATGTTCAAGAGTCGTGGTGTTGATCCAAAGCGTGTAGCAGTTTTCCCTGTTGCCACTATTGAGGATTTCCGCCACCAAGCAATTAATATTGTAGACAAGATTTTAGAAGAACCTGTCGAGAAGCGCAAGCCCGTGATGATTGTATTGGATTCTTTGGGTATGCTTTCGACAAGCAAGGAAATGAGGGATACAAGTGAGGGCAAGGATACCCGTGATATGACCCGTTCACAGGTTATTCGTGCGACTTTCCGCACCCTGACTCTTAAGTTGGGCAAGGCTAATATTCCCATGATTATGACGAATCACACCTATAGTGTTATTGGAGCCTATGTCCCAACAAAGGAAATGAGTGGTGGTGATGGCTTGAAGTATGCTGCATCCACCATTGTCTATCTTTCCAAGAAGAAAGAGAAGAATGCAGAGGGAGATGTTATTGGAAATATCATCCATTGCAAACTATACAAATCCCGTCTAACTAAGGAAAATCAACAAGTAGATGTTCAGTTGAACTATGATAGTGGACTAAATAAGTATTACGGTTTGCTTGACATTGCAATCAAGCATGGTATTTTCAAGAAAGTGTCTACCCGTGTGGAACTTCCCGATGGAAAGACGGCTTTTGAAAAGAATATCAATGATAATCCAGAAAAGTATTTTACGGACTCTGTGATGAAGCAACTGGAGGAAGCCGTTGGTAAAGAATTCAAGTATGGTGGTGGTTTGGATGAAGTAGAGGAATCACCAACAGAGAAGATGTTGTTGAAAGAGGGATAAATGGATTCGCTCCATAAAGAAACTTTGGACTTTGATATTGTCTCCCGACCAGAAATAGGGTATGCTATCAGACTCAAAGGCAGTGTATTTGAAGGGATTGAGTACCGTTATACAGTTCTTCAGTTTGAAGAGAAGCCTTTGGAGGGCAAACTGTATTTCGACTATGAAATCATAAGGAATCCTAATGGCATTCCAAAAACAGATGAACTGCATAACTTCGTATCGTTCATTACAGAAAGACTTATTCGATCTGGACTAGTGAAGGTTGTAAATGAAGCGAATAGAAACAGTAATATTGGAAAATCTGCTGTATAATGAAGAGTACACCCGAAAGGTGCTACCCTTCCTTAAGGCAGAATATTTCACCGATCCAAATGAAAAAACAGTTTTCAATTCGATCAGTGATTTTGTAGGAAAGTATTCAGCCCTACCCTCGAAAGAGGCAGTGGGCATCGTTATCAAAGAAAGCAAGATCCTTACGGAAGAGCAGTTCAAGAAGTGCCGTGAGATCGTGGAGGCACTATCAGATGAAAGACAAAATCAGCAATGGCTCACAGACGAGACAGAAAAGTTCTGCAAGGACAAAAGCCTATACAACGCCGTCCTTGAATCAATCCATATCATCGAAGGAAAGTCAAAGTCAAAAACTCCCGCTGCCCTTCCAGACATCCTTTCCAAAGCACTTGCAGTTTCCTTCGACACCCATGTTGGGCATGACTACATTGAAGATGCTGACTCCAGATATGACTTCTACCACAAGAAAGAGTCTAGGCTTCCATTCGATCTAGAGTATTTCAATAACATCACCAATGGTGGTGTTCCCCAAAAGACTCTTAACATCATTTTGGCTGGTACAGGTGTGGGAAAGTCTCTTTTCATGTGTCATCATGCAGCAAATTGCTTGTCACTTGGCAAGAATGTTCTGTACATTACTTGTGAGATGGCAGAAGAGCGCATCGCAGAGCGTATTGACGCTAACCTCATGGATACTACTCTTGACGATTTGAAGGCTCTTCCGAAGGATATGTACGAGAAGAAAATGGAGCGGATTCGTGAGAAGACGCAGGGAAAACTCATCATCAAAGAGTATCCCACTGCTTCTGCAAATGTTAATCACTTCCGTATTCTTCTTGAAGAGTTGAAACTTAAGAAGCGATTTAAGCCCGATGTAATATTCATTGACTATTTGAATATCTGTGCATCTGCTCGTATAAAGATGAACGCTTCTGTTGGTTCTTATTCCTATATTAAGTCAATTGCAGAAGAACTTCGTGGTCTTGCAGTAGAGCAAGGAGTTCCCATCTTCTCCGCAACACAAACAAACCGCACAGGATTCACCAATACTGATGTTGGATTGGAAGATACATCGGAATCATTTGGTCTTCCTGCTACGGCAGACTTCATGTTTGCAATTATTACAACTGAAGAAATGGATAAGTTGGGTCAGGTGTTGGTGAAACAATTGAAGAACAGATACAATGATACGGCGAACAATAAGCGTTTTGTTGTTGGAATTAATAGAGCCAAGATGAAACTTTTTGATGTAGAAGAATCCGCACAGACAGATATTGTCAATACTACTCCTGCTCCACAAAAGCCAAAATTCAAGTCTTTTGGTGGAGGTTCAGAGGGTAAGTTCAAGAAGCCCGAGATAGAAACTAAATTTAAAGGATGGAAAGTATGAACGATGAAGAAAAGAAAGACAAGCCAGAGCGTAAGATTAAGAGTATTATTATTGATTCAGAACTAAAAGAGTGGGAAGAGTGGGGTAACAGGTATTTTGGACATGACCAAAACGGAGATGATCTATACCACGAGGACGATCTGAATAACCGTAAGAGGCGATAATGTCCACTTATATTGACAGAAAATTTATTGATCTTGTTAGTGGGCAACTCCGCAATTTCAAGTGGAAAAAGAGTGGTCTTGCAAACTGCTCTTGTCCGATTTGCGGCGATTCAAGTAAAAACAAGAGAAAGGCACGGGGGTTCTTCTTTCAAAAGAAGGGAGACTTCTTTTATATGTGCCATAACTGTGGATTTTCTTCTACACTTTATAATTTTCTGTCACAGGTATCTCCTGCATATGCAAAGGAATATTCTCTTGAACGGTGGAAAAATGGAGAACAGGGGCATTCAAACTATAAGAAACCAGAGATCACAGTTCCTGTGCCTGTCTTTAGTGGAACGGGTGAACTTCAGCCTGTTGATGGACTAGACTCCGATCATCCTGCTGTTAAATTTTGCATCAAACGCAAGATTCCACAGGACAAATGGAAGCGTTTGTTTTATACTGACGATTTCGGTAAGTTTGCAATGAGTTTAGATGATTCTTTGGAATTAAAGAAACGGGAAAAGCGTTTGGTTATACCTTTCTTTGACTCTAGTGGCAATATTATTGCAGCACAAGGCAGATTGCTAGAGATAAAGAGCGATACCGATATCAGATACATGACTATAAAGGCTGACAAATCTATTGACCGCCTTTGGTACGGTATTGCAGACTGTGATCCAGAAAAGCGTGTGTATATTGTTGAAGGCCCTATAGATTCTCTCTTCCTACCTAATGCTGTAGCAATGGTTGGGGCATCAAACTTCTCTATTCACCCCAAGATAGCAAAGTCGGATTTGATTGTTGCTTTGGACAACGAACCAAGAAACAGCGAAATTGTTGGACTTATGGAGAGATTTATTGATAGTGGTTATCCTGTTTGTATTTGGGAAGATGGAATAGAGGGTAAAGATATCAATGATATGGTTCTTTCGGGAAGGACTCGGGAAGAAATTGTTTCAATTATTGATCGCTGTGCATCTAGAGGAATGGAAGCACGGTTAAAGATAAACTTTTGGAAAAAGGTATAAGATGAAGATAGATGTTTTGGATAAAGGGTTTGTTGAACTTGTAGATCATATGGGAAATGATCTAACCGTTGTTAACGCTGCCCGTGTATCTTTTAATAAAGAAGCAACCGAATTCAGCGACAGAGATGAAAAACTTCTGCAATATCTTGCGAAGCACAACCATTGGACTCCTTTTGCTCATCCACAGATTACACTACGGATAAAGGCTCCAATATCCATCCGTACACAGTTCTTCAAGCATAAGCAGGGATTTGTGGAGAATGAAATCTCCCGCCGCTATGTTACATTTGAGCCAGAGGCATACACTCCACAATGGAGAACTAAACCTACGAATGGGGCAAAACAAGGTTCTGAAGATTTTATGGATACTCTAAGCGATGACTTCAATTGTTGCAATACTTCTTATGATAACGCTGTGGGGATTTGTATTGAAACTTACAATATGCTTCTTGGAAAGGGAGTCGCCCCAGAACAAGCCCGTTTCATCCTCCCACAAGGGGTCTACACCGAATGGTGGTGGACAGGCTCCCTTGCCGCCTACGGACGCTTCTACGGGCAGCGTAGCGACCTACACGCCCAATGGGAGATCAGAGAGTATGCAGCAGCAGTAGGGAAAATCCTTTCCGATCTTTTCCCAAAATCGTGGCAAGCACTTCAGAACTAACCAGATAATATCTTTTCAGAACAAAATCGAACTACCCATAAGGGCAATAGATACCTGTCCGTATATGAATAACCAGGAGTAACAAATGTCAAAGAATCTTCCAACGCTTTATCAGGATTTCATTCACCTTTCACGCTATTCCCGATGGCTAGAGAAAGAGAGTAGACGGGAACATTGGGATGAAACAGTAAAGCGTTATTTTGATTTCTTTGAAGAACACCTAAAAGAAAATCATAAGTTCAAGTTGACTGCTGACCTCCGTTCCGAATTGGAGAAAGCAGTTCTAAATCTTGAAATCATGCCTTCCATGCGGGCATTGATGACGGCAGGAGAGGCACTCAAGCGTGACAACACTGCTGGGTATAACTGCTCCTATGTTGCAATCAACCGTGTCCGAGCATTCGATGAAATCCTCTACATCCTGATGTGTGGAACAGGTGTAGGCTTCTCTGTGGAGAGACAGTATGTTGAAAAACTTCCTACAATCGCTGAACACTTCGCTGAATCAGACACTACTATCATTGTACAAGACAGCAAGGCTGGTTGGGCTAAAAGTTACAAAGAACTTGTCTCCTTGCTCATTGGAGGTCAAATTCCCAAATGGGACATATCTAAAGTACGCCCTGCTGGTGCAAGACTCAAAACATTTGGTGGGAGAGCATCAGGCCCAAAGCCTCTTGAGGATCTTTTCCGCTTCACCTGTGATACTTTTAGAAGAGCGGCAGGGCGCAAACTTACATCAATCGAATGCCACGACATCGTATGCAAAATTGCGGAGATTGTCGTGGTCG